TCTCGATGCGGACCTTCCGCCAGATTCCCACCTGGATGTTCTTCGGGTTGGCGAGAATGATCGTCGTGCGATCCCGAGGCACCGGAGGGGTGGGCGCAGGCGCGGCCCCCGCGCCTGCCGCGGCCGGGGGCGGGCCCGGGTCGGACGGAAGAACCGGCGCCGGAAGGTTCTCGGGGAACAGAGGAATCGAGCGGATCGGAATCCCGGAGTACATCACGGGCACGTCCGTCTCGAGCCACTTGTCGCCGCCGATCGTCGCGCGCTCGGCGAGGGTGTTCCGGTAGCCCAGCTCGGCGTCCACCGACGTCAGGAACGACAGCGACTTCTTCACGCGCAGGTACTCGCTCGGGAGCGCCCGGATCGTGTCGAAGAGGATGTCCTTGGTGAGCTTCTCGCCTCCGGCATCGACGACGTGGCTCACCGTCTGGACGAGAATGCCGTCGAGCTGCGCCAGGTACTTGTCGGGCGACTGGAGGTCGCCCATGATCAGCACCTCCTCCATGTCGCGTCCGATCGCCTCGGTGATGAGCTCCATGATCGTCTGCCGGAGCTCGCCGCGCTCGACCGAGTCCTCGAGCGTCTCGTCGGACAGATCGATCTCCGCCTTGAACAGGCGCGCGTCGAGCTCGACGTACGAGAAGTCGGGCTTCACCCGATCCTGATCGGACAGGCGCGTGCCCTCCTGGCCCGCGCGCAGCACACGCTGCCCGAACTTGATCTTCGGCGTCTGCTGGCGGGGCGACGCCATCGGGACGACGGTGGCCATCCCCATCAGCTCCGACTGCTTGATCAAGAGGCGCATGAACTTCTGCGCCTGCGCGGGGAGGAGGTAGCCGCCTCCGTCCTGCAGGTCGCGGATCGCCATGTCCGCCTTCTCGAGGATCGTCCGGTTGCTCGTGAAGCCCATCGCCTTCTCCGGTGTGGTCAGTCGTCGTGGAACGAGACGGCCTTCTGCGTGTTGGCGCGGTCGCGCGGTCGGTTCATGTCCATCGGCCAGCTCGGGTCTTCGGGCTCGCTCTTCGCGACGCGCTCGCCGGCCGGCCGGCTGTTCGAGATCCCGGCGCGCTTCTCGAGGGTGTCGAGGCGCGCGGCCTGCGTCTTCATCGCCTCGCCCATCGACTTCATCGACTGCGCGACCTCGGCGAGCGTGCCGGCGAGGTCTGGCGGGGCCTGCGTCTCGGCGGTGATCGTCGGCGTGGTGGCCGGGGTCTTCGAGCTCGCGGACAGCGCCTGGGTCAGGCTGTCGATCTTCGTGAGCATCTCCTGGATCGACGCGACAAGCCCAGGGACGCTCGTCTCCCCCGCCGGCTCCTCGTTCTCGTCGGCGTCCGGCTCGATGCCGGCCGCCGTGGAGATCGCGTCGGCCGCGGCCCGGATGTCGCCCGCGATCTTGGCGAGTTGCGTCCCGTCCTCGGGCGACTCGCTGAGGATCTCGACGGCCTGGGTGAGGCTATCGAGCGCGGCGAGCGCCACGCTGAGCGGCGTCTCCTCGTCCTCATCGGGCGCCTCATCGTCGGGGGCGCCCGGTCCGGGCGCACCGCTCGCCTCGTCCTTAGTCGCCTTCTTCTTGGGGGGCTTGCGGCCCGTGGGCGCGTCCTCCGACGCCGGAGCGTCGTCGGGCTCGTCCTCCTGCTCGTCGTCTTCCTCTTCGTCGGCGTCCTCGTCCGGGTCCTTGTTCGGCGGCTTGGCCTTGGAGGTCTTATCGTCCTCCTCCTCCTCCTGCTCCTCGTCCTCCTCTTCGTCGGCCTCCTCGTCGGGGTCCTTCTTCGGCGGAGGCGCCTTCGCCTTCGTCGTCGGGGGGCGCGGCGGGACCTTCTTCGCCGGCTTCTTCTTCGGCGGCTTCGGCGCGTCGGGGGCGCTCGGCGCCGCGGGCGCGCCGCTCGACCCGGCAGGCGTGTCTTCGGTCTTCTTCTTGCCCATGTCCTCCGACTCCCTCTTCACGACGAGAAAGCGGCGCTTGTTGGCCGCGCGATCGACGAGCGAGACCTCCTCGACCAGCATGTCGAGGAGGCGATGAACGCCCCCGTCGGGGGCCTTCGGCTTCTCATCGGTGCCATCGCTCACGCCGCCGCCTCCGACGGGTTCTCGGTCGCCGACGCGGCCTCGGTTCCCTCGGCCACCCTCCTCGCCGAGCCCCCGATACTGAAGCCAGTGAGCGCGCCGTCCTTGACCTCCTGCCAGAGGGCCTCGGAGACGACGTGCACGCCGAGGAGCCACGTCCCCTGCTTGATCGCGGTGCCGGCGATCGTGAGGTCGGCCGGAGCCAGGTAGCTCTCGACGATCTTGACGGCGCCGTTGACGCGCATCTTGTGCATCAGTCCGACGTCCTGGAACTCCTCCATGAAGCGGTGCGCGGCGGCGCGGATCTCGGCCGCTGAGTAGATGTCCTTCTGCGCATCGACGACCTCGGGCTCGAGAACGATGCCGAGCACGAACCGCTCGTCGTCCGAGCCCTCGGCCTTCAGCAGGGGAATCGTCTTCACCCACGCGGCCGAGGTGGAGTCGGCTCCGCCGTTCGGCTCCGTCGATTCCGCTTGCGGCGCGGGCGCGGGAACGGCACTGACGACGTCGAGCACCGGCGCGGCGGTCGCCGCCAGTTCCGGCCCCCCCCTCGGAATCGCGACGCTCGTTCGCGCCGGTGCTTCGTCTTCCTCGACGACCTCCCAGCCGTCCAGCGCGAGCTCCTCGAGCCGCTTCTTCGCGACGTCGTAATTCGACGCGACGATCTGCGTGAGGTACTTCGAGCCGCCGACCCCCCGCATCGATCGGAGCGTGCGCGGCGTGCGAATGCGCTTGATCGGGTAGCCCTCGGACTTGAGGAGCTTCGGGAGCTTGCCGCGCACGCCGTAGGTGATGAGGAACTTCCCCTTCAGTCCCTTGACGACGTTGAAGAAGCGGTGCTCGTCGAAGTCCCCTTCGCCGACGTCGGCGCTGTAGCCGGAGTAAGGCGGGTCGAGGAAATGGACGGCGTCCTTGCCGTCGTACTTCCGCACCACGGGCTCGTAATCGCCGCTCGAGACATGGACGTCGTGGAGGCGCGGCGCGAACTTGGCGACGCGCGCGGCGCCCTTCGAGAGCGTCCCGGTGCGGCGCGCGTTGAACGACTTCCCGCGCAGGTTCCCGTACGCGAAGTGCGAAAGGTACAGGAACCGATGGAGCTTCGCGAGGTCGCTGTCGGGCTTCGACTCCTTGAGCCGCTTCCAGGTCTCGGCGCTCCCGCGCCAGTCCATCCCGCGGAGCTTGTCGACGTCCTCGTCCGAGAGGTGCTGGATGATCTTGTACGCGCCCGCGATCTCCGGGTCCGCGTCGTTGATCGCCTCGGTCGGCGCCTTGTCCTTCTCGAAGAGGACCGCGCCGCTCCCGGCGAACGGCTCGGTGTACGTCTTGTGGACCGGGAGCATCGCGGCCAGGCGCTTGGCGAGGCGCTTCTTGCCCGCGGGCGAGCCCCACATCGTCTTCTCGACGAGGTCGGGGGCGAGCTCCGCGACGAGGGCCCGCGCATAAGGGAGAGGAGCAAGGGCGCGGCTAACCACGAACGTCCTCCGCGGGGTCGTGACCCCAGCCGGGGGAGGTGCTCTCGGCACTCTCGTTCATGTCGCGCGGCCAGGCGACGCTCGTGGGCCTCGGGGGCCTCTCAGTCGTCTCGGGCCTCGGGGGCCTCGGGGACCGCTCCTCGCCTGCCAGCTCTCGGCCGATGGCCTCGAGCTCGCGCGCGACAGCGAGGAGGTCGTCGGATTTCGCCACGGGGACGATCCGCTCCCTCAACGCCGCGAGCTTGGTCTTCCTGTCTGCGCCGTCGGCCACGCCCTTGCCCTCTCACCAGGAACAAGGGGCGTCCGAGGTAGGCTCGCGGGGACAACGGCGACCGAATTCGTCAAGAGCGCAGGTGGGCGCTCATCGGCGATCCCGTAGCGGCGAGAGGGTCTCAAGGGACCTCAAGGCCCATGTGGCGTTCGGTCTTCCGCAAATAGGAGACTTAACAGTAGGTGTTCAGAGAAGCGCACCGCGACGACGGTGGCAGGAGTGCCGAAGCACACTCCCGCAGAGAAGCGAGCCAAGCGCGAGGTCGGCCGCCGCATCGCCGAGCTTCGCGAGAGGGCGGGGCTCACGCAGGACCAGCTCGCGGAGCGCCTTGAGAACAGCGTGAAATACGTCCAGAGGGTGGAGCGCGGCGGGGACAACCTCACGATCGGGACGGTTCTGAAGTTTGCCAAGGGGCTCGGGGCGCGCTGGCGCGAGCTGTATCGCGCCCCGCGGAGCCTTGCGCCGCGACGCCCGGGGCGGCCCCGCCGCGGGCCAGCCCCTCGGTCCACCCCTGCGGCGAGGGGTCGCTAGTACAGCGGCTCGCACTCCTCGGGCTCGGCGTACCAGCCGTGCGACCCGTCGAGGCTCTGGAGGCGCACGCCGCGCCGCCGGCTGAACTTGATCACCACCGCGGGCTCGCCGTAGTGGCGGACGACCTCGCCTCCGCAGAACGTCGTGCGGCGGGTAGTCGTGCGAGGAGGGGGAACCTGGAAGACGTCGATCGCGAGGCACATGGGACTCTCTCCGTGGGAAGGGCGGCGTCGCCGCGTTCGCGGAGGTGTCATTGCTCATGGTGTGCCTGTCTCCATGTGCGCGGAACCACGTGTGAGTCGCGTTCGGCGCGGGATTGTTCATCACGCGCTCACGCTGGAATCGGCCTGCACCCGCCAGTTCGCCGAGGAATCGAGCGGGATGGTTTGGCTTCGACGGTGCGATGGAGAATCCCGGTGCGGGGTCAGGAATCGACGACCCCGACCGTCACGCTCCGGCATAGGCCGTGGTAAGGCGGGAACCCCCAGACCCCCTCGATCACCTCGTCGCTCGCGCGCGCGCGGATGCTCGTGACGTCGCCCGGCGAGTAGCTCGCGAGGGTCGTTCGATGGCCGCCCTGGTCGACGTAGATGTGCATCTCGCCGCTCTCGGGGTCCCGCGCCTCCCGCCCCCAGGGGAGCGCGCTCTTGATCTCCTCGGGGTCCTCGAGCCGGTCGATCGCGTCGAAGCGGTCGAGCGCGCGCGCGACGGAGAACGTCCGCCCGTTGAGGAAGCGGCACAGCGGCGTCGTGTGCGCGTCCATCACGGCCACGATCCGGTACCGCTCGAGTCCCGCCTCGGCGTAGGACGAGACCTGGGCGTACGAGCGCCCCGTCGCCATGAACGCCCCCGCGACGACCTCCCAATAGAAGGGCGACTTCCCCTGGATGACGGTGCGCGCGGCCTCGGCGAGCTCCTCGGCGATCTCCTCCCGCCCGAGGCCCCGCTCAAGCCCGTGGGCGACGACCGCGCGCGCCGTCTCGCTCATCTTCTCGCTGCGCCTGCCGAACTCGTCCCGGACGAAGTTCGTCTGGGTGCGAACGACGTGCTCGATGACGCGGCGGTCCACGGCGTTGAAGTCCACACCGATCGCGAGCCCCTGGCGGACGCGCGCCGCCTCGCGGACCTCGCGGACCAGATCGACCGCGGCGCGCCCCAAGGTCGCCCGCAGGCGCGTCGGGATACGCGCCGTGATCTGTCCCGCCGCCGCCGCGGCGCGGGCGACCGCGCGCGTCCTGGCGCGGGGGGCGAGCTCGCGCCAGTCGACCTCGAGCTCGCGGGCCGCCGCGCGCGCGGCGGCGTCGGTCTCGGGCCTCACCCGCTCCAGGAGGAGCCCCGCGAGGCGCCCCACGGCGCGCTCGAAGCCGCGCGGCGTCGCGATACCACCCGCCTTCTCGAGGCGGACGCCAAAGCCGCGCGCGAGGAGCGCGTCGGCTGCGTCCACGGCGCGCGCGACCAGGGCGAGGTCATCGGGCTCGTACGGGACGCACATCCGGGCCCTCCTCGAGCGTCGCCTCGCCGCGCGCGAGCGCGATGCGGACCAGGCACATCACGCACGTGGCCGGCGCCGAGAACGACACGAGCTCGCCGTCCTCCTGGATGCACACCCCATCCTGACCGTGGATGACCGGCGTGACGAAGCCGCAGCGCGGGCACGCGACGTAGTAGCCAAGCGCGCGTGCCCGGCGGTCCTGCGGCACCCGCCGGAGCTCCCCGGGGCGCATCCGGCAGGGTCGCCGCTCGGTGAGGGGCAGCTTCAACGCACGCCCCCGACGACGAGCGGATAGCGCGCGTGCGCGCGCACCTCGATCCCCCGCTCGGTCGGGCGCATCAGGATGTCGTGGAAGGCCATGCACCGCGCGCACGACGCGAAGACGAGGACGCCGTTCCGCCAGAGCGTGACCGAGTCGGCGAGGCTCTCCTTCGTCCGGCACACGCGGCACTCGATGACGCCGCGGTCGGCGTCGAGCTGCGCCTGCTGCACCCACGCGGCGTTCAGATCGGTCGTGTCCATCATGGCTCCTTGGCAAACCAGCTCGCGAACTCCGCGGCCGGCACCGTCACGCGCTCGACGTCGCCGCCCTCGTGGTAGCGACGCGCGAGCGCGAGGCGCTCCTTCGCGAGGCGCTCCTCCTCGGCCTCGAGCTGCGCGCGCAGAGCGAGGAGCTTCTTCGCGTCTCCGAGGACCCCCTTCGAGCCGTCCGCCCCTTCGCCCTTGCCGGCTTGGATATCCGCGAGCGTCAAGGTGATCGGCTGCTTGGTCCAGGCGTCCTTGATGCGACGGAACTCACGGTTGAAGATGTCGTTCGCGAGCATGCGCCCCTCCTCGGGGACGAGGACGCCGACGCGGACGAGCTTCTCCACCATGTCCGTCAGGCGCTCCGGGTCTCGCGCGAGGGGCGTCTGCGAGCGGAATCGCCAGAAGCGAATCCCCATGTCCGAGAGGAGCCGGCGGTTCAGGAAGAAGTCGAACTCGTCCCTCTCCGGCTGGAACACCTGGTCCTCGGCGAACCGGAGCTGCGCGTCCGCCACCGATCGATTGAAGTCCTGCCCCTCGCCTCGGAGCAGCCGCGGGAGCCGGAACGCGCCACCGACCTTGTCGAGGTTCCGCTGGTCGTAGTTCTGGAAGAGGGCGTCTTGCTGCTGCGCCTCGGTGAGCGGCCGGAGCTCGATGCGCGCGCGCGCCTGGTCGTTCGCGGGCGTGTGCGACCCGCCGCCATCCGCCTCGAGAATGAGAATCTTGTGAAAGTTCTTCTTCCCCTTCAGGTGTTCCTCGATGAAATTTTGGATGCGCGGGACGGACGCCTCGGAGAGTCGTCCCCCGGAGACCAGAAGTGCGAGGGGCGGCACGCTCTTGTTCGAGAAGTAGAGGTAGTTGACCTCCTCGCTCTCGCGCGAGCCGAGCACGCACAGCAGCGTCCCGATCCACCGCGGAACCCCGTACGGCGAGCGCGGCGAGTGAACGTTGAAGTGGATCATCTCCGTCGCCGGGGCGCTCTCGGGCTCCTTCTGGAGCAGCGCCTCGACGGACGGGAACACGGCCCCGGTCAGCTTCGACACGATGCGCGGGTCGCCGAACTGGCGGAAGAAGACCCGCACATGGTCCTGGATCTGGACGTACTTCCTCACGCGGATACGCGTCGGAACCGTCTCGAACGTCACCGGCGAGACGCGCCGCCGTTCCGGCACCTCGATCGGCTCGCGATCGATCGGGAGGAGCCGAATCGAGAAGGACGGGACGTAGACCAGGCGCGCGACGCGGCCGGCGCCGTCGCGAAGCACCTCCCAATAGGCGTTGCCCGTGACCTCCAGATCCTGGCGCGTGCGTCTTCGGAGATCGACGAACGAGTGATCGAAACAGGCGAACTCGAAGAAGTTCTCGAGGCGCGCCTTCTCCACGCGCGCGAGCTTTGCGAGCTGGTCCTTGCGCGTGGCGATTTCCTCGGGCGTCGGGTCGACGGGGGCGTCAGGTCCGATGAGCCCGCGATCTCGCGCGGCAAGGCGCTCGAGCAGGATCGAGTCGGCGACGCGCTGGTCGGCGTCGTCTGCCTCGAGATCGACGGCCGGCTCGAGCCGGTAGCCGAACGCATCGATGTTCGTCGCATACGCATCGACGTTCTGGCGCAGGGCGTTCGAGTGCTCGAAGAGCAGGCACAGGGTCGCCGGGTCGTACGGCGGGGGGATGGCGCCGGCCGACGCGAAGTCGGCGTCCTCGCCCCCAGGGATGCTCGCGGCGTCCTGGACGTCGCTCCCGATGACGACTGCCTTCAGGATCGCCTGCGCGCGCCCCGCCGCCTTGGCGACCCGCTCGCGGATCACGGCGCCGGGCGCTCTTCGGCGTAGGCGACGAGGCGTCCGCCCGGCGCGAAGGAGATCGCGCGGACCCGGAAGCCGCGCGCCTCGAGCTGCTCGCGCGCGGCGATGCGGAGCCCGTCGAGCGAGCTGGCCGACACGGTCATCGGTGCGCCGGGGCGAGGAGGTTCGCCGGGCGCCGCGCCTCGACGGATCACATGCAGGTCGACGGGTCGTTCCATGGTGAGCTCACCAGGAACAAGGGCCGGCTCCCAGGAGCCGCCGGGGACAAGCTCGTCACTCGGAGCGCGATTCCGCGGTCCGCGCGAGCCACGCCTCGAACTCGGGCGACGGCGGACGGTCCGACGCGAACGCGGCCCGTAGCCGCGTCTCGAAGTCGCCCAGCGTCAGCTCGCCGCGTCGATAGCGCTCGACCAGGCCCCATGCATTGGCCTCAATCCGACCGAGCTCCGCGCGCATCATCTCGTCGAACTCAGGAGGAAGATCGCAGAGGGCCCCCGTCCACGCCAAGACGCATTCGAGCCATCGGCGTCCGTCGAAGGCTTCGGAGAGCAACTCGCGGAGCTCGCGCGGAACGCTCTCATCAAACATGAGGCGCCCTCCGGCCCACCCGATACGAACCGCTGATCGCGCAGGGGCGGCGACGCTCGATGACGGAGGTGACGAGCTCGACGAACGACTGGACCGCGAACGGCTTCTGGACGAAGGGTCGCCCGGTCGCCTCCAACGCCGCGCTCACCTTCGGGTCGTCCGCAGCGCCGCTCGCGAACACGAAGCGCTCGGCCTGAGCGGGGCGCGCCGCGCGCACGCGGTGGAACCAATCGACCCCCGAGCCGTCGGGAAGCTCGACGTCGGAGATGACGGCGTCGAAGGCCGTGGTCGACAATGCGCGCTCTCCCTCCGCGAGCGTTGCGCACGCGACGACCTGAAAGCGTCGGAAGATCCGCACGAGGGCGCTGCGAAACAGCTCTTGATCCTCGACCACCAGGAGATGAACGCGCGCCGACAACCGTGATTCCTTTCTGCCCCGCGGGCGCCCGCGTTGCCTCAAAGGTTTACCCATCAGCTTACGGCACGCCAAATACAAACCTAAGACTTTGTATTCCTCTCGAGCGCGGCTCGCGACCTTGGCCAGGTGCCCCGTCAGGACCCCGAACGTCTCGTCACCGATGTAGGACGTCGGATCGCCGAGCTCCGGCAGGCCGGAGGACACACACAGGAATCGTTCGCACGCGCCCTCGGTACCAGCCCCCAATACGCACAGCGACTCGAAGCCGGCCTGAACCTGACGCTCCACTCGCTCGCCAAGGTGGCCAACGCGCTGGGCGTGTCGGTGTCGGCGCTCCTCGAGCCGACCGCGCATCGGCGCCCGACCCGCGCGGGACGCCCGCCGAAGGCCGGGGCAGCGGCGCGCCGCCGCTCCTGAGCTACATTGAGCAG